TAAAAAAGCCGCCGTCTATTTTTAGGCGATGGCTTTTTATTTTTATTAATCAAATCTTTTAAAATGACAAACAAAAAAAGAGGTTATATTGATATAACCGTTGACGGCAAAAAAAGAACTTTACATTTTTCAATGAACTTTTGGGCGGAATTTACCGAACAAATGGGCGTTTCACTACAAGAAATAGGAACTGTTTTTGAATCAGGTATTTCATTAAATGGATTGCGTGCCTTAATTTATTCTGCGGCCCTTGCAAATGACTTAGAAAGCGGTAATGACATTGAATACAACCTTTATACGGTTGGAACTTGGCTTGATGATATTGATGCGCAAAAGATAAACGAGATTGTTGAGGCAATGACTGAATCAAAAATATTAGGTAATTCATTAAAAAACGAATCAAAAGTTGCGGCAAAGCCGAAGCCGTCAAGGAAACAATAAACTTTGAAACTTTAACCGATTATTATATTGGGCAAATTGGAATTTTGCCTAATGATTTTTGGCGGCAAACGTGGCGTGAAAACGGTTTAATGGCGGAATCTTACCACAATAAGGTTAATTTAAGTTGGGAGCAAGCGCGTTACATTTCAACAATGATTTATAATGTAAATTGTCAGAAGAAATCACAGATGTTAAAACCCGAACAAATTTTTCCATTGCCTATTGATAAAATAAGAAAACAAAAAAGGGATATTCCAAAATCAACGCGTGAACAAATGCAAGCGTTTGAAAATAAATCACAATCAATGACCAACAAAAAGACGTTAAAATAAAAGCGTCTTTTTTTTTTGTATTTTTGTTTCAATTACATCCTATATTATGGCAGATCAAAATTTAAAAGTAAATATTACCGGTGACAGTTCAAAACTGTCAAACGCCCTTTCATCAGCATCAGGAAAACTTCAAGCATTTGGTTCAAAAATGCAAAGCGTTGGGAAATCAATGACAACTTCTTTGACTTTGCCTTTAGTTGCCGTTGGTGCGGCTGCCGCTAAAATGGCTTTTGACTTTGACAAGTCAATGACTTCAATTCAAGCGCTTGTTGGCGTTTCTGCGGACAAGGTGGCTGAAATGGGTGAAACTGCAAAGAAAATGGCAGTTGATACCGGTAAAAGCGCTAATGAAGCCGCTGAAGCATTGTTCTTTATTACTTCAGCCGGTTTACGAGGTTCTGATGCAATGGATGTTTTAAATATGTCTTTAAAAGCGGCGGCGGTTGGATTAGGTGAAACAAAAACAATTGCCGATTTATCAACTTCAGCAATGAATGCATATGGAACGGAAAATTTATCCGCTTCAGGCGCAACAGATATTTTAACGGCTGCGGTTCGTGAAGGTAAACTTGAAGCATCAGCATTAGCCGGCGCAATGGGTGGCGTGATTCCTTTGGCATCTAATATGGGCGTTTCATTTGACCAAGTTGGTGCGGCAATGGCAGCAATGTCAAAAACGGGAACTGATGCGGCAACCGGTGCAACGCAATTAACGGCAATATTAGCATCGTTAAAAAAACCAACTTCAGATGCCGAAGCGGCATTTGCTTCAATGGGAATGTCAACCGAAAGTGTTCAACAATCATTAAGCGAACAAGGTCTTTTGTCTACTTTAGAAATGCTGCAAAATGGTTTAAAACAAACTGGTCAAGATACTACGGCAATATTTCCAAATATTAGGGCTTTAAAAGGTGTTTTAGATTTAACGGGGGCCGGATTAGAAGATAATAGAAAAGTATTTGATGCGTTAACCAATTCAATGGGTGCAACTGATAAAGCATTTGAAAAAACATCGCAATCGGCATCGTTTAAAATGACGCAAGGACTAAACGCAATGAAATCATCATTGTTAGAAGTTGGTCAAGTTATATTGACGGCGGTTGCTCCCGCGGTTCAAAAAATTGGTGCATTTTTTACTAGTTTATCAGAAAAATTTAAAGCATTATCACCAACAACGCAAAAAATTATTATTGCATTTGCGGGAATTGTTGCGGCATTAGGGCCGGTTATTGCTATCTTAGGAACGCTTATAACATTAGCGCCCGCAATTGGTGCCGCTTTTACCTTAATGATGGGGCCGGTTGGTTTAGTAATTGCCGGATTGACTGCGATTGCAGTTGTAATTTATAAAAATTGGGCCGGAATTAAAGCGGCTTTAATTAAAGTTGGAAATTATTTTATTGAATTATATAATAACTCATTACCAATAAAGATTGCAGTAAATGCAATAATTATGCAGTTCAAAAACTTTTTAGCCGTTGGAAAATTTGTTTTTAAATCAGTTATAACTGTTTTTAAATTATTTGGAAAAGCCGCAATGGGAGTTTTAGGTGGTGTTGGTGATGTTTTGATGGGTATTTTCACCCTTGATATGAATAAAATAAAAAGCGGATTTAAAGGCGTAGGCGAGGCAATGCAAAAAAACTTTTATAGCGCTATTGATGGCATAAAAGCAAACGCAAATGAATTAGGCGGTGCAGTTGTTGATAATTTTAATGATGCTATAAATTCAAAAAAAATAGCTAAATTAAAAATTGAAACCGAAGTTGAAACCGATGAAGCCGAAACGGTTGATCCAAGTGCTGACGGTGGCGGCCCTGAATCTTCAGGAACTGATTTTGTTGTTAGTCCAGTTTTAGATTCAGATGCAACCGCTAAATTAAAAGCCATAAGCGATGAAATAAACAAGGCCTTAATTACAAACGACAAATTATCTTATGAAGCAAGAAAAGCCGAATCAACTAAATACTACGATGATTTAATTGGTAAAGTTAAAGAAGGTTCAGAAAAGGAAAAGGCGTTAAAACAAGCAAAATCAGCGGCATTAGCTACAATTGAAAGTGAAGAACAAAGCCGAATTTTAGATTTAAAACAACAGTTTGCTGATGCTAGCAACGCAAGTGAAGAACAACAAAAAGCATTAGAAGTTGAAAGATTAAAAGCAAAGTTCTCGGAGTTAAGACAATTAGCAATTGACAATAATTTAATGACGGCCGAGCAACAAGCCGCATTTGATGCGGCACAAGCTGAAGCAGAAGCAGCAGTTTATGAAGAAAAAAAGACACGTTTTCTTGGTTTTATGATGTCAATGACAGAGGCACAAGATATGATGCAATCAATTAATGAATCAATTTCTGGTTCTTTTGGTGCATTAGGTGGTATTATTACTAATGCGTTTGGCGGTGCTGACACCGCAATGGGCGCGTTTGTTGGTACTATGGCAAAAGATGCATTAAAAATTGTAGGTCATAATTTAAAAGTTTCAATGTCAAACGCAATAACGGGTGCATCCGAATCAGCTAAATCATTTGGCCCGGCTGCGGCTTTTGTATTACCGGCATTAATAGCGGGTGCAACTGCATTAGTTTCATCATCATTTTCAAAGTTTGCTGATGGTGGTATTGTTAGCGGGCCAACAATGGGGCTTGTTGGTGAATATCCTGGCGCTCGTTCAAATCCTGAAGTTATAGCGCCATTAAATAAATTACAAGGTATGATTGGAGGTTCAGGCGCTGCGACAAACGTAAACGTTGGCGGTCAAATTAGATTAGAAGGTCAAGATTTATTGATTGCAATTGAAAGAGCGACTGAAACAAGTGACAGAATATCATAAAAAATAAATAATGGCATACGGCGTTAAATATAGATTAGAATTTTCCGATGTTTTAGAACGCGGAAAAAAAGTTGAAATATTAAAAAAAGATTATACCGGTGAAGTTTTGCCAATGGTAGGAACTCAAAGCCCGGTTGTTATTCAATGGCAAGCATCAGATGATTTTTATCGGCCAATAATTGGTTCAAGATGTGCATTAAATTTAATGGTAACGGACACCGTTCAATATGATGATTTTTACAAATTTGATGAACGCGAATATAAGGTTGTTGTTTCTTATTTAAAAAGTAACTCCGAAGTTTACGCTGATCGTGTTATTGCTGACGGTGGTACTATTGAATCATTAAATTGTGTTAATACATTAGCGAGCGGAATAAGTACTGAATACAGCGCTTATTGGAGTGGTTTTCTAGTAGTTGATAGGTTTATTGAAAAACTACAACCAAAGCCGTTTAACGTTTCTTTTAATGCGTTTGATGGTTTGGGTACACTTGACAATTTTGAAGCGCCTCTAAGTACTAATTACACACCATCAAGCCCAGTTTATTTATCAGATGCAGAAAGAATATCAACAATTTTGGCGCATCTTGATTTAGATTTGGAAATATGTTTTATAAATGATTTAAGCGCGGTAAAAATTGCGGGCAATCCAACTAATAGTTATTTTCCAAATACAGTTTCAATATCGCCGGGATTTAATGAATTGGTTAATGGTTACGAAATACCTAATGCAAAAAATCAATTAGAAGATTTATTAAAAACCTACAATATGCGGATTTATCAATCCAATAATAAATGGTATATAGTAGAAGCAACCAATATTTTTGATGTAGATGTAAAAGATAGTATATATAATCAATTGCAAAATACTGGTGTTGTGCCTACAAATATAAGGCAGCAAATCACAAACGTTTTAAATATAAAAAACAACGAAGATTTAAAAGTTTATAATTACAATTCAAGCGGTGTTTTTCAGTCAGTAACAAAAGAATCTTTTCTTTCAAAAGTGCCATTAAATTTAACGCCTTTAAAAAAGAATTTAACTAAGGAGTTTATTCAACCTTTGGCAAGTGTAAAAACCGAATCAATAGATGCTAACTTTACACAAGCGGGATTCAATGCCGGGTTTGAATATGGTTTAAGTGGATATACTGTATTTAATAATTATGCAGAAATAGCAACAAACGAAGTTGTAGCACAAGGCAATAAATCAATGAAGTTAAGTTCATCAGCGCCAACAACAAGCCAATCAAATGTTTTTAGTCCAGATAACATTGTTATTAGTGATTTTGAAAAAATTGTAAATTACAAATTAAACTGTAAGTATTTTATTAAATGCAATATACAAGATAATGCAACTGCACCGCCCGCAAATATTCAATTTAGAATTAGAGTTGAACTCCAAGGATCACCGGGTAATTATCACGAATGGAATTTTGATGATAAAATTTGGGTTTATCAAACGTTGCAAAACAATTCTATAACACATACCGAATTTAATCAGTTTGAAACATTAAAAATTGATTTTACAAATGATGGCATTACTTGGGTAAATCCAAGCGCTACTGTTTTAAGTGTAATTATACAAAACACAACAACACAAAACACGTTTTATGAAACAACTTATTTTGACAATTTAGAGGTTTTAAATACTGAATTAGAAGCCGCAAGTTCATTGTCTTTAGTAAGTGTTATAAACGATGGTAATTTTAATACTTATAAAAAAGAATTTAAACGTTACAATACAGTATTTACAAACCGAATTGATGCCTTTGTTAGATCTCGCGACAATTACGGAACGTTTCAAACGCCTAATAAATTTAAGACATTGTATGATTTAGAAAATCAAAATATTGCAAATGACTATCGTGAATTTGTTTTAAGATATGAGGGTTCATTTAGAAACTTAGAAATCAAACCATTAGCATTTAGCAATAAAATTTGGTTTAATTGGTCAGCAACTGATTATGATTTGCAAACAAGTATCATTGACCGAATGACTTACAATGTTAAAAATGCTGAATATAAAATAAAGGCACACATTCCAAATGACGATGATGATGTTACTATAATAAACACAATTAGTTAAAGAATTTTTTTGTTTTGTTTGTCAGCCGTCGTTTGTCTTTATTGATTTGCGGCGGTTTTTTTTACTATAATCTTTTTTTTATTGAAAGTTTTTTTTTATTTTTGTATGAAATAAAAACTTAAATATATGTTTGAACAACACTTCAAAACAGAAATGAAGCGCCTAAAATTAAAGCGTTACGATGTTTGCAGCTTACTTAGTTGTACAATGCCAACACTAAAATCACGTTTAAAAAATCCGAAAACATTTACTATTGGCGAAGTTCTTTTGCTGCAAGAAAACAAATTTATTTTGGCACAAATAACAGAAAACTTAAACATTTAAAAACAACTATATGAAAACAATTAACATTAAAGGAAAGGATTACATTACAGTTAATGAACGCCTAATTTACTTTAGAAGTCAACCAGAGTTTGAAGGTTGGCAAATTAGCGAAACAATAGTTTCAATCGACGACAAAGAAGGGATTTTTAAGGTAACAATATTAAATCACAAAGGATTTGAAATTGCATCATCGCACGCCCAAGAATACAGAGATTCAAGTTATATAAATAAAACATCATTTGTTGAAAACGGATTCACTTCAGCATTGGGCCGCGCCTTGGGATATTTAGGCATTGGAATCGATACATCAATTGCATCGGCTAATGAAGTACAAAACGCCGTTAAGAATCAATCAAGCGTTAAAGATGATAAGAAGTGGCTTACAGAGGCGCAATTGAACGCCACGTTAAAAGCTAGCAAAGACCAAGCGGAAAAGGTTTTAAACACCTTTAAAATGAAAAAAGAGTATAGAGAAAAAATAGTAAGTAAGTTTAATTTAAAATAAATAAAAGATGAGTACAAAGTATGAACACCAAAACGGAAACGGAAGTTTGTTTAAAAACACAAACAAAACTTCAGACAACCAACCTGAATATTCAGGAACGATTAAATTACAAGATGGAACGGAACAACAAATTGCTGCTTGGGTAAAAGATGGCGCAAAAGGAAAGTTTTTTTCTTTAAAATTAAGTGATCCCTATGTTAAACAAGAAGCGGCCGCGGTTGCTGAAGGCGGTGATGATTTACCGTTTTAACTAATAAATGACATTCAAAACAAATGGCGATTCCTTCGGGGATCGCTTTTTTTTTACATTATTTTTAAAATAAATTGTTTATTATTTGTTTATAACTAAAATAATATATATCTTTGAAGTGTTGCAACGAAGCAACCACAAAACAAAAACGAAATGACTTCATTACAATTAAACAAAATGTTAGTAGAATACGCAAAAGAGGATTTAGGATTTGCTAAGGAATCTGGTCAAATAGCAATAGCACAAACATTAGTAGGATTAATCGATATCAATTATGAAAACGGATTGTTTCAAGCATACAATAATAGAAACGAACAACTTACTTACACTATAAACGAAGCTAAAATGATAAACTGGTTAATTACAAAGTATGATGTTAGCGAAATTGAAATAAATAACTAAAACAACCCGGGCCGTTAACGCGGCCCTTTTAATTTAAACACTATGAACATTGACACTATTAAATTTCTTCAATTTAGAGTTGAAGCACTAGAAAAGGAAAACAATAAATTAAAACATATTGTTGAAGAACAAAACAATTATATTATAAACGAGGCGTAATTATGAAAACACAATTTGACACGAATGAAGTTTATCATTCATCGCCCGGAATAAGTGCTTCAGGCCTTAAAACAATATACAAGAAATCAGTTTATCATTTCTTAAAACAAAAACCTTTTGAATCATCTGCAATGGCATTAGGTTCTGCGGTTCATTGCGCTATGTTAGAACCCGAACTTTATTATAAGGATTACCACGTTATGCCAAAGATTGACCGCCGAACAAAGGCCGGAAAAGAAGCGTTTGAAATAGAATCTAAAAAAGCTGAAGGCAAATTGTTATTAGGTTTTGACGAACATAATAAAATCACTAAAATATTAGAAAATTTTAGAAATCACGATTTGGCTCAAAAATATTGTCAAGGCGAAATTGAATTATCGCATTATAAAAAGCACGATGACATAGATGTTCGCATTCGGCCCGATGTTTTAAACCGCGTTGAAAACTTTATTTCGGATGTTAAAACGTGCCAAGATAATTCACCAATTGCATTTCGCCGCGATGT